ATAAGCGTGCCGTTCTCATCAACATAGGCAGCGTTGCCGATTGAATCCCGTATCTTGATTGGCGCACCATCGATCACGGACAACAAAGACATAACTGAACCCCATATCCTTTTTCGTGCTTCCCGTAAGGTGGTAGAGGTCATCAGGACGAGTGTGTCTCGTGGCTGGCAGAGCCATTGGACGATACCCCATGCGGCCATCGTATGTGATTTACCACTACTGGCGGAACCACCAATCGCTAGATACTTGTGCTTAATAGCAGCCCGAATCATCTGCTCTGCCCAAGGATGTCGGACCATCATAGGCTCCGGTAGCTCTTCCCTATTCCAAAGTTCGTCGCAAACTCTCCAAAAGTAGAACTCTTTGGCCTTGTCGTTAGGGTGATGAGCAAAGCCGTATAATAAAGCAGTGAGGAGACTGGTAGGCTGGATCATGAGTCCGCCTACGTCCATTTTCTTGTTAGTGGGGTCGATACGCGGCTCTAGAACGCGCTTGCGTTTGTCTGCTTCGGAAGGCATAATTTAATGGATGTCTGAAAAACCTATTAGAGAGTGCGAGGCTGAAGCCTTACGCCTTAACAAAGAAGGTTACAGTAATAGCGCGATTGGTCAACACATTGGGGTCCACCGCAATACAGTCCGTAAATGGTTAAAGAAACACGGAGTCGCCGCTAAGATGAACGGAGACATAGTAGATGGTAAAGTTCTCGACAACCTGATCCACAATACGGACATCAAAGAAGAACACCTGAAACCAGACTCTGACAAGGACCAGCTCAAAGAGGATGTTGAAGAACACTTTAACGAGACGATGAGTTCAGCTATTGTCGAAGAACGGTTCCGTGCATCTAAACAAGAGGACGTTACACTCAACGAAATCGCAGAAGCGCAGAACTCTCCGGCCGATAAATACCAGCACTACATTGCCGCAGCCGGAATTAAGTTGTTACGTGACTCTATGAAAACGTTGCGTGGACCAAGATCGATTCGTGAGATGTCAGAACTCGACCAGCTCATTAGGCGTAACTTAGGACTCAACGCAAAAACTGGCGGCGGAAGCAGTAAGATGCAAATTGATATTTCTATCCTCAATAACTCCAAAGCAGATAAAGGCGGAGGAGCGATTAGGCAGAAAAAAACGATTGACGCGGAGACCGGAAACGAGATTTAATACCCTTACAATGTTCCAAGATCGTGAACCAGAGGTAAGTCCTAAGTTTATTACCCGAATAGATGACGGAGCGGATTTCCGTTTTCCGGTAGATACCGCTGATGGTCTTTGGTATCGCGTGAAGCCGTCAACGGCCCGTGAAGTATTCTACTTGCAGTCTCTGCCTAAAGGGATCAGGGTCTTAGTTCCAGCAGAGGGCGATGGCCTTCTAATCAGAGGAGATTCAATACCAGCAAAATGAAACCCGAAACCCTATTCCGTTTACACGAAGAGACGTGTAAGAAAACGCTCGAAATTATGCGGGCAAAGAACAGCGACTACTGCGGGGGTGCTGAGACAATCGATGCCCTTGCGAACTTCAAATCAGCGAAGTCGTTGGGCCTCCATCCGGTTACAGGATTGCTGTTGAGGATGCAGGATAAACTGATGCGGATTAAATCATTCGTGAACGATGGTCAGTTACAGGTAGCTGGCGAATCAGTTGATGACGCCTGTGAGGATCTCGTGAACTATTCGATTCTCGCGAAAGCCTTACTAAGTGAGGAGCGTGAGTGTGGCACCTGTAGTAATCCTGTTTCTGGTGGCGAGTGCGACAATTTGTATTGTCCTGAAAAATGATCGTCGGAATCGACAACGGATTAGATGGCGGACTTTGTGCAATATCTAAATTTGACGGTAGCCTCATTGATAAGATTAGGATGCCGACTCTTCAGATGTCGAAGAAGAAAGAAATTGACATCCGTAAAGTTCATCAATGGATAATGGATTTAAACACACCTTTTATCTTTGCGGTAGAAGAACCATTAGCACACGCGAAGAGCAGCCAAGCGGTTCGATCAATGGCGATCTCATTCGGTAAGTTAGTCGGGATGGCTGAGTCCCACGACTACGAAAACATAATGCGCGTGTCCGTTCACAAGTGGCAGAAAGTTATGTTGGGCAAAGTCCCTAAAGGTAGGACTAAAGAAGTCGCCCTGAATCTCGCCAACCAGCTAGAGCCGTCGGAGAACTGGCTAGCTAATAAACGATGCCGGACGCCGCACGACGGCATGATCGACGCCTACCTTATTGCCCGATATATTTGGGGTAGTAGAAAAAGTTGAACTTTTTCTGGACATAGTAAGTCGTCTCAATTATTTGTCTGTGTATAGACAATAAATGAAGACACTATATCCAAAACAGCAAGAGGCGTTCGACTTCTTTTTAGCGAAACATAAGTTAGGTTTAAACTCCCTCGACACGAGCCATGTCGGAACTGGTAAGACGGTAGTAGCGGCCCATCTAGCTAAGGTCTTAAAAAGACCCGTTGCGGTCCTATGCCCGAAGGCAGTGATTCCATCATGGGAGCGTGAACTCAAGGAGACTGGCATCGAGCCGCTGTTCGTTCTTAACTACGAAAAGATCAGGACTGGTAAAACAGAGTGGATGTCGAAAAGAGGCAAGAAGATCATGACGTGGAACCTACCGTCCGATACGTTGGTGCTGGTAGATGAGGTTCATAAGTGTAAAGGGCCATACACGCAGAACGCGCAGTTGTTAGTATCACTCGTTACGCAAGGCTACTCAGTCCACGCGATGTCAGCTACCGCTGCGGAAGACCCTACTGAGATGACGGTCTCAAGAGTTGGTTCAGTTGGATGATGCAATTTGGATGTAGTCAGAACCAATGGAACGCATGGGAGTTACGACGTAAGACCAAACTCAGTGATCTCAATAAGGTCATGTATAACAAGAATGTTAAGCGTCTCACGGTGGACGATTTTCCTGATTCCTTTAAAGAGAACCGAGTCTTCATCGAGCCTATATCCTTTGGTTCCGCTGCTAAAATCGCTAAGGCTTATAAAGATCTCGGCATCACTCCAGAGATCATCACTAGTCTTCTAGAGAACGGAACTGTAGAAGATAGCGATTGGGTTCTCGTTAACCTGTTACGCGCGCGCCAGCTAGCTGAGTCACTCAAGGCTAAGGATATGGCGGACATGGCTAAGGATTACGTCGAGCAAGGCCATAGCGTTGTGTTGTTCGTTAATTTTACAGATACCGTAGATACCCTCTGTGAGTTACTAGAATGTATGTGCATTAAGGGAGGCCAGAAAGTTGAGGACAGGCAAGAAGTCATTGACGCTTTTCAAAGGGACGAAGAACACGTTCTCGTTATTAATACTGCTGCTGGCGGAACAGGAATCTCGTTACACGACATCAACGGTAACCGCCAACGGATCTCGTTGATCTCACCTACCTTTAACGTCAAGGATCACTTGCAAGCGTTAGGGCGCATTCACCGCAATGGAGCAAAAAGTGACGCCATTCAAAAGATTCTAGTTGCCAGCGATTCGATAGAAGAACACGTTATGCGTGTTGTTGAGCAGAAGTCGGATAACCTAAATACTCTACACCAATGAAAACAGAGAAATACCTAACCACTAAAGAACAGATGAAAGTCAAGTTGCTCCGTCACGAGATTGATATGCTTAGTAAAGCGGTCAGTCGGACTGTTAGTAAGCGGGACAAGTTAAAGGAGAAAGTCGATGACATTCTAAGCCGAGTCGAAAAATAATCATGACACAATTAAAAAATATAGCGGTGTCCGTAGCGCACCTGCTGGAAGCTGGGATCACTCAAACAGATCGTGTTTCGATGCTCGCGTATATCGCATCTAAGGACGGCGTTGATACGGGAGAAGTAGGACGAGCATTCAAGTCTTCCCGCGCTAAGATTTATGGGGCGATGGTCGCGTTGCAAAAACTAAACCTGACCCGACAGGAACTCAGAGTCGAGGTGGAGAACGGCGTCAAAAACAAAGTCGGTTACTGGCACGCTACTCCTTACGCTAAAGACGTATTGAGTAACTTCTCTAGCTCATTACAGCTTATAAAATGAGTAACCAACCAGACCACCAAAGTAGGGGCCACGCGGAGTTTTCTCCGTCGAGCCTAAAGTATGTAGCCGCCTGTGCAGCTTATCAAGGACGCGATGGCACATCAGCCGCCGCTGAGATGGGGACCAGAATCCACGAGGCACTTG